CAGCCGGTGAAACAACTGACGTTCAGCGTCCCGGCCGATCCGGTGGATGAGGTGATCGCGCAGCACGCCCAAGCATGGCACGAGGAGTCGGCGCGGATGGTTGCCGATGCGCTCGCGCACATCAACCGCTCCTGCGCCCAGATGTTGCGCCATGCGCGCATTCGCTGCGAACTGGAGCGGCTGCGATTCCTGCAACACATTGACAGCAATTCAACCCGTGGAGAGAACGATGGCCGAGACGGCTAAGAAGAACGTGTACCAGCGGATCAACGCGATCCGTGAATCGAACGAGTACATCAAGAAGAAGAAGACGGTTGACAACCAGTACAAGGTCGTCACCCACGATCAGGTCACGGCGGAAATCCGCGACGACCTCATCAAGCACGGCGTGGTGATCGAGCCGCACTGCACGGGCGAGCGCACGATCCAAGACACGCTGATGTTCGGCGGAGCGAAGAAGAACCCGATCATCCGCTTGGAGACCTCGTGGGACATCCACTTCGTCAACATCGACGACCCGAAGGATCGGGCCATCGTCCAGCTTCCGGCGCACGCGCTCGACACGGGCGACAAGGCGCCGGGCAAGGCGGTGAGCTACGCCGTCAAGGCGGCGATCCTGAAAATCTTCGCCATCGAGACGGGCGAGGATGACGAGGAGCGCAAGGAGAAGGATGCGGTCGGCGACTCGATCACCGTCAATCAGTTCACCGAGTTCGTCGATCTCATCAACGCGTTGCCGGAGAGTTCGGAGATCGACAAGCACGCGCAATCCCTCTGGGAGAACATCCTCAAGGCGTGCGAGAAGGTGAAGGACAAGTCCTCCGCCACCAAGCTGCGCAGCCGGCTCACGGCCAAGGTGACGGCGATCCGCAAGGGTCTGAAGAAGGGGGCGGCCAATGCTCAAGTCCAGCACTAGCACGGACGGCGAGCAGCGCACCGACGACTGGCGGCAGGCGCGCGCCGGCTCCGTCACCGGCACGGGTTTCCAGCACGTGATGGCCTTCTCTAAGAAGGACGGCAAGGAGTTGAAGGCGCGGCAGGACTACCGCATGCAGCTTCTCTCCGAGCGGATCACCGGGATGCCGGCGCCCGAGATCAACGCAGCCGCCCTCTCGTGGGGCAAGGAGAACGAGGAGGCCGCGCGCCTCGCCTACGAGATGTACAAGGCCGCGCAGGGCGAGCCGGTGTACGTCGAGTCGGTCGGGTTCCAGCAGCACCCCGAGATCGACTGGCTCGGCACCTCGCCCGATGGGCTCGTGGGCGAGCACGGAATGATCGAGATCAAGTGCCCGTGGAACACCGCGAACCATCTGCTCACGATCATCAGCGCATCGAAAGCGCTCGCGCACGCGCTCCTCGGAACCAATCCCGAGGACGTGAAGATCGTGCCGGTGCCCCCGGAACACATGCCGCAGATTCAAGGGAACCTCTGGGTTCTCGACCGGCAGTGGTGCGATTTCGTGAGCTACGACCCGCGCGTGCCCGAGCACCTGCAACTGTACGTGTACCGCGTGGAGCGCGACGACGCCTACATCGAAAAGCTGAAGGCCGAGACGCTGAAGTTTCTGGACGAGGTGGAGTCGAACGTCGGCACGCTCCTCCTTCCCGAAGAACTGCCGGCACAACGACCCGTGGAGAAGCTCGCAGCATGAACCATTCAATGAACGTGAATCCCAACCAGCGCCGCCGACGCATCGAGAGCCCGGCGATCCAAGCGGCCTTGGAGAAGCGGGCGCAGTACAAGCCCGTCACCGTCTCCGGCATCGGCGAAGGCAAGCTCATCACCGTCACGCCCTCGATGTTCGGTCGTCTGGACGTGGACGCCGCCTACCAGCGCGGCGAGACGAACATGGTCGGCCAGATCGTGCGCGCCCTGCAATCGGGCGGCAAGGTGCTAGACCCGGTGACGCTGTGCCAGCGGCCTGACAGCGACAAGCTCTGGATCATCGACGGCTACCAGCGCGTGTGCGCGTTCCAGCAGTTGAACATGCCGTTCAAGGCGATGCTGCACGAGAGCGACTCGGCGGACGCCGAGCACCAATTCTTTATCGCCATGAACGCTCGCCGTTCGGTGAGCGCGAACGTGATCGTGAAGGCGTGGACCGGGCCGAGCGGCTTCCTGCTGCGCCGCGCGAACGAGTCGATGGAGCACCCGCTCTACGACCGGGTGAACTTCTCGCAGTCGTCCTCGGATGCGCGCATCGCCGCCTCCTCGCTCCTGAACGGCGTGAAGTGCGCGGTCGGCATCGACCGCACGGGCGGCAAGGTGGACGTGGTGCTCTCTCGCGTGGACATGGCGCTCGCCAAGCGCCTGAACGTCGCGCGCGCCGAGCACTACCTGCGCCTCGTCGGCTTGGTGGCGCCGAAGATGTACCTGCCGGCGCTCGTGCTGCGCGCCATCGGCACCGTCGCCTACGAGCGCTGGCAGAACGACACCCACATGCCGACGTTAAAGGTGATCGAGCGCATGCGCAACAAGAATTGGGCGGCCGATGTGGTGCTGGTGGAGAAGTACATGCCGGTGCTGCTCGACGCCGTTCGCAAAATCTGGAAGGCGCCCGCCTAGCGCGAGCGCCTCCCGACCACCCCGTGTTTGAACACCTCTACAAGGAGAGACGTATGGCGAAAGCCAAGAAGGAAGCAACCCCGAAGCGCGAGAACCTCTACAAGGTCGTGACCACATTGCCGTCCAACGGCCCCGGCACGAGCCCGACCGAGCGCGTGGACTACGTGCGCGCGAAGACGAGGGCGGGCGCGGTCTCGGTCGCCGCCGGCCAGTTCATCAAGGCCGACATCGCGACGGCGGACGACATGCTCAAGCTGGCGAACATCAGCACGCTGAACAAGGCGGAGGGCTGATGGAGCCCATCGTCGTCAGCAGGATCAAGCTCATCCACATCATCGACGGCAACCGCGCGCGTCACATTGACTCGCACCTGAAAGCGGTTGCCGGCTGGAAGGTGAAGCAGATCGACGCGATCAAGAAGGCCGCCGCGAAAGCGATGAAGCTCGCCCGCGCCGGCCGGCACGCGCCCATGCACGTCAACCTGCCCGAGCCGGTGAGCTACGTGAAGGAGTACGACCGCGTGCTCGGCATGCTGCGCATGGACACGAGCCCGTCGATCAAGCTCGACGCCGCCGACTACGACCGCTACGTGAAGGATCGGTGGGAATGGGCGGAGTCGTTCGCGAACTCGACGCTCGCCTACAGCAACGTCGCCAAGAGGTTGCGAAAGGCTCGCTGATGTCCGCCTCGCGGCGGATCAGACCCAAGATCAATTCTTGAAGGAAGACACATGGCATCGGTAAACAAGGCAATCATCATCGGACACCTCGGGCGCGACCCCGAGACGCGCTACCTGCCCTCGGGCGAGGCGGTGACGAACATCTCGGTCGCCACCACGGAGACGTGGAAGGACAAGACGAGCGGCGAGAAGAAGGAGGCGACCGAGTGGCACCGCATCAACTTCTTCGGCAAGCTCGCCGAGATCGCAGGCGAGTACCTGACGAAGGGCGCGCAGGTCTACATCGAGGGCCAGTTGCGCACGCGCAAGTGGCAGGACAAGGAGACCGGCAAGGACCGCTACTCGACCGAGATCAGGGCGGACGTGCTGCGCATGCTCGGTGCGCGCGCGGACGCGGGCGACGAGCGCGCCGAGCGCGCCGAGCGGGCAACGCCTCGCGGAGAAGCTCCGGCCAAGAGCGCGACCAAGAAACCGGCCGGCAAGTTCGACGACATGGAAGACGACATCCCGTTCTAGCCGTGGAGCACTGGCGCAAGCAACTCGGGGAGGTGCGCGACAAGCTCTTCCCGAGAGAGGGACACGGATGCGGAAGAAAGCGGCGCTACGCATCCGAAGCAGCGGCGCGCGGGATGGTCAGGATGCGCAAGGGCAGTCGTAGGAATCCTGAGACTGGACCGCTCTACGTGTACGCGTGCGATCTCTGCAACGGCTGGCACATAACGAAGGTTGAACAGGAGAGCAGAACGATGGGAACCAAGACCGAACTGATGCGTGATCCGAATAGCTGCCTTGGCAAGGCGGCGGACGACGAGCCCGTGTTCCTCTTGCGCGCGCACGATGTCGCGGCGCCGGCCGTCATCGAGTATTGGGTCGGCAAGAGGATCGCGCTGAACAAGAACGCGCCCGACGATCCGAAGATCATCGAGTCGCTCGACATCGCCAACAAGATGCGCGAGTGGCAGGCGCGCGAGCGCAACAAGCTGCGCATCGGCTAGACCATTTGGGCGTGGAGCATGTCACTGCAACCGCGTGAGAGCTTAGGTCGGCGGGTCCGTACAGCCGCATGCGTGCGCTCAGGGGGTCCACGCCCGTCCCGTGAAAGCGGGGCGAATGAAGCCCACCAGAGCGCAACCTCCCAAGCCAGAAGCCGGGGCTGGCAACCCGTGCAGCACCCCCGGCACCTACAAGGAGATCAGGATGGGTAAGCGCGTCACGAACGAAGCGGTCGCCCGGCAGATGGCCGGCGTCTGCACCGGGTTCGTAGTGAAGAAGGTGTTCAAGACCAAGGTGGCGGATGACAGGTTGAGCACGCACACCAAGGTCGTGTCGCAGAAGTTCATGGCGCGCGAGGCGGCCGTGGTGTTCCGCGACTTGGCGGAGAAGGACAACCGCGAACATCCGAACGCCGATGAGATCGACGTGTCCTTCTTCGTCTCCGACGTGATGGGCAAGGACGAACTGCCGAGGAACCTGTGATGGCACTGAACACCGCAGAGCACACCGCCCTGATCCCGCGCCACTACGACGAGTACGTGTCGGCGGCGGCAAACCCATCCCGCACCGACTACCCGCGCGCGCTCGATGCGCTGAAGGCGATCATCGACGGCGCCTCGCGTGCGCACGATCTGCTCACCGCTGAATATCTGGCGAAGCCGAAGACCGATGCGCTGCCACGTCTATAGCCGGGTCGAGCGCGTCGTGTACGTGGTGGGCGTGACCGACAAGACGAATCCTTTCGCCGAGGCTCTGCTCCCGGTCAAGGTTGACCGGCTGACGGGCCGCGAGAAAGGGAAACCATTCGCCTCCATGAGCGCGAAGAACGTGATGTACGTCGAGCGCATCGGTTGCGTCGCCATTCACAGAAACGAAAAGGCGATGCTGGAGCGCGCCTCGCAACGCGCCAGCCAACTGAATCTTGAGTTCGCCGAGAGCACCATCGAGGAGCCGGCATGAACTGCCCCCTGTGCAAGGCGGACTCGCGCGTGCTGCGCACCACCGGCCCGGAGCGGCGGCGCGAATGTGTGCGCTGCGGCCACCGCTGGACGAGCGTGGAGATCACGAAGGACGAGCACGAGCGCGACAAGAAGGTGATCGAGACCATGAAGGCCGTTGCCCACGACGTGTTGGGGAGCGCGCCCGCATGAGCCGTGTATCAAAATTCTCCCTGCCGTCGTGGCCGAGCGCCTGCTCGAAGAGCGTGTGCGTCTATAACACCGATGGTGTTTGCGACAACGTGCGCATCAACAAAGGAAACAGCGACGCCGCCTGCCACTCGATGAACAACAAGGACGTGCTCAAGATCATCCGGGTCTTGGCGAGGCCGGCATGCTCGTCAGGTGCCGAATTCTCCCCGTGCCGCACGTGGCGCTACCACCTCTGGCGTGAGTGGGACGCGTCGAAAAAGCGCTGCGCGTTCATCATGCTCAACCCCTCGACCGCAGACGAGACGAAGAACGACCCGACCGTGGAGCGCTGCCAGCGCCGGGCGAAGGCGATGGGCTACGGCAGGCTCGATGTCGGCAACATCTTCGCGCTGCGCTCGACCGATCCGAAGGCGCTCTACGATCACTACGATCCAGTCGGCCCGGCGAATGATGCGTGGCTGCTGAGGATCGCCGAGGCGGCAGACCTTCTCGTGCTCGGGTGGGGAAACCACGGCAAGCTCGGCGAGACGCCTGTATCGAGCGGCAGGGGCGCGCGGGTGATCGACATGCTGCGCGGCTACCGCCCGCACACGTTGCGCATCACGAGCGCTGGCGAGCCCGGCCACCCGCTCTATGTCGCCTACTCGGAGATGCCCGTGCCGTGGACACCTGAACTGCGCTACGCGGCGGTGACATCGTGAGCGGCGCCGACAACCAAGAGGCGAAGGATTGGAACGACCTGTGCATCGCTACGGAGAAAGCGCATCCGGCCCTCCACGAATTCCTTGAAACGTGGGGACCGCATTGCGGTGCGCCCCGCGCAGTATTTCGCGGGCACTTGGTCAAGCTGATCCAGTCGATCATGGGAAGTCGTGGGCAACCGTCGCGTGACTCCGTTATCGAGGAGTGCGCGAACTGGCTAGAGAAAGCGCCGCTCACATACGCCGGGCCTGATCCGCAAGGCGTGAAAAATCTGCGCTTCCTGATAGTCCTCGGACTTCGTGGACTCAAGCGCACCGATGCCACAAAAAGCGAGGAGAAGAAATGAGCCGAACCTGCATGAATCCGAACGGGGACACGATCTGTCGCAAGGGCTGCATGGGTGGGAGCGCTTGCCACTACGCGCCTACGCGCACCGATACCCCACAGCTACCTGACTCCAAGCGCGTCCTGTCCGTGGATGTGATGGTCGGTGGCGTCGTCAGGGCGAACTTTGCCGACAACACTTGGGAGCAGTACGACATTAACCCGGCGACGGCGTGGCTCGTGGAACAGGTCGAGCAGGCCCGCGACAAACTTCGCACCGCGTCGTCGGAGAAAGCGCCGACAGAGAATAATCTCCGCGCATGGTTCGACGAATGGTGCGGCCCGCTGCCGAAGAAGGCCATTGACGAGTTCAACAGTCTGGTGTCCAAGTGACCAACCGTTCGCAGTTCGATCAGAAAAGCGAGCAGAGCGCGTGGGATACCTACTGCCTGCGCTGCGGCTTCGACAAACGATGGCCCGCGCCAGAGTGCGACCACAAGGGCTTTACCTTCCTCCGGTCGAACACGCTACGCCTGCTTCGGCATGGTCGCCCGCTGGTGCTGGACGGACTCTACAACCGGAGGAACGCATGACCGAACCACGCAGCGGTGATGAGAAGCGCGAGTACCGCCCGGCCACGCTGGTCGAATGCCTCGCCGTCATCAAGGCGCGGCTGTCCGATCAGCTTTCGCCAGCCGAGCAGCGGGAACTTCAGCAGGCCATCGAGTTCATCGGCGGCAACGATGAACCAGCTACCGCGCCGCTTTCTGCCATCGGTGCGTCCAACGCTGGCCCGACCGCGACAATCGTTCCGGCCACGAACGCAGGGCCAACGGCCAGCAATGCGGTCACCGCGTCATCTTCCAAAGCGCCGACGTTCAAGGATGCTGCGGCCTATGTAAACGGGTTTTTCAATAAAGCCGGATTCTTCCCGCTACCACACGAAGCGTTCATGGCTGGCGCATCGTTCGCGCAATCCTCCACGAACGCGCCGATGCCTGACGATGTGGCGGCGACCTACTTGGACGAAGGATTTTCCATCAAGGTGCTGAACCCGGAACACGGCAACTACTGGCGCTGCCCGCACTGCGATGGAACCGACAAGGACGGGCACGTTGACGGCTGCCTGATTCGTCGGCTGGTGGACGCAGCTCGACCCGCCCCGCTGTCCGCAATCGAGCCAGCGGTGCAGGAGCTTCGCAACATCGCTGACGCCAAGCGGTTCGACAAAGAGCGTTTCCGCGACGACACGGAGTTCGCCGATTGGGCGCAGAGTCGTGCTCGACATACGCTCGCTCGAACGGAAACAAAGCCGTGAGTGCCGAAGCGTGGATCGGGATTCTGATTTCACAGCCTGACGGACTAGAGGGCGCGCTTCGCGTCATGCGCCTGATGCTCTACTACGGATGGACGCCACGAGCGGAAGCGAAGCGAGAGTAAGATATGCGCGTGGGGAGGAAGAGGACCAAGAATTTCGGCTGCCCGCCGGGCGTGCGCGAATTGGCCGGCCGCTGGTACTGGCAGCCGACCTCGAAGCGCGAGCGCGAGGAGCGCGCACGCTCAGGGCTTTCGATCACCGTGCCGCTCGGGCCGGCCGGCGCCGAGGCGAGGAAGGCGTGGGCGAAGCTCGCCGGCTATGACGATGCGCCCGCCATCTCAGGCACCGTCGCCGAGGTGCTCGATCTCTTCAAGGCCAAGGGTCTGACGAAGAAGCCGAACGGAAAGCCGCGCTCGGAGAAGACGATCACCGAGTACAAGCGCAGCATCGAGGTTCTCCGCAAGCGGTTCGGAGGATGCCGCTACGGCAAGACCGAGTTCGAGGCGTCCCGAGGTCAGGCGCTCGGGGTGGTGGACGTGCAGCGCTTCATCGCCGACGAGCCCCGGCCGGCCACCAACCGGCACGTGTCCTGCCTCTCCTCCGCCTTCGCCTTCGCGATCCGGGCCGGGCGCACCACCTACAACCCCTGCGCCGGGGTCGCCAAGACGGCCGAGGAGCCCCGCACGCGCGAGCCCGCTCCGTGGGAGGTGGAAGCGCTGGCCGCCGTCGCCGATGCGCGTGGCGACCTCCTGCTGCGGCTCCTGATGGACTTCGAGGGGATCGCCGGGTGGCGGATTTCCGACATGCTCAGACTCCAGCGCCACGAGGTGACGGCGGCCGGGGTCCGGCTGCGGCAGGGCAAGCGCGGCAAGCGCCAGCTTTGGGAGTGGACCCCCGGCCTGCGCCGGATCATGGCAGAGGCGGCGATGCTTCCCGGCGCGAAGATCGAGCGACTCGACCGGGAGACCCGCGCGCCCCTGCCGCGCTACGTCTTCGCAACCAATCGTGGGGAGATGCTGACGCTCGATGCGTTCGAGAAGCGGTGGGCGAAGCTGAAGGCGCGCACGAACGCGCTGCTCGCCGAGAGCGACGTGCCGCTCAGGATCGACGATCTGCACTTCCACGACGTGCGCTCGAAGGCGCACGACGACGCGGTGGAGTCCGGGGAGGACGGCGCCGCGTTCCTCGGCAACCGGCCCGAGGTTGCCGAGCGCGTGTACGCGCGGCGCGAGCAAAAGAGGAGACCGTTGCGGTGATGCCGGAGTTGGAGGACGACGACGAGACCGTGAACTGCCCGCGCTGTTTGGGCGACGGGTTCTGGTACGACGCCGATGTGGAACACGATGAACAGGTTGAAGGCGACACGCCGAAGGCGCGGATAACTGAGTGTCACGTTTGCGAAGGGAGCGGACAGGCGACGGTCGCCAAGGCGTTCGCGTTCTCGCTGGAATTGTGAAATTCAGCAGGGAGATGTGAAATCTCTGCTGAGTCGCGCGGCGTAAGTGTTTGATTTGTGGTGCTGATGCCCCGACTCGAACGGGGGACCTACTGATTACGAATCAGTTAGAGAATGAAGTCTAACCCACGGAAAGTCCGCAGGAAAGCGACACGGAAATTTCACAATTCTGACGGCAAAAAATACTTGGATTCCCTAGCGGCAGCGCCGAATTGTGAAAAGAAAATCCCGGCCCGAGAACCGGGCGTGCCGTGGCTCGCTGCGCACGCGGTCTGGGTGGCGGGCACGGGCCACAAGGGGCCGGTCGTATTCCGGGTTGCGCGCCTGCACGTCGATCAGGTGCCGCCCGGCGAGAGGACGATGCGAGCGCTCTACGCCGCGTGGGTGAAGCTGTCGAGGACGCTCACCCCTGACGAGGCCGAGCGGATCATCTTCGAGGAGGCGTTGAAGGGGTGATGGTAGCTCGGACTTTCCTCCGATTGACCGTGCCGGTGCCGTCGCCTATTCTGCGGCGCCATGAGCCTCGGTCTGGTGGTCGGCTTGATCCTCGCGCCCTTCGGCGTGTACGCGATCTACGCCGCGATCCCGGCCAAGGCGCGCGACACGCTCCTCTGGCGCGCGGTCTGGGTGGTGGTGCTGATCGGCGCCGCCGGCCTACTGTGGTATTGGTTCCAGACCGGGACCGTTCCCGAGCCGCCGCTTGGTGACTAGATCACCGTAGGCTTTCGCGCGCTCGTTCCTCGCCGCCTCCAGCCGGTCAATCTCGGCGCGCTTCTCGGCCGGCGTCTTGTTGCCGGCGAGCACCCGATCCTCCGCCTCCCTCAGCTTCGAGAGCGCATCGCGCGTGGCGATGGCCGCCGGGCGCATCGCAAGCGACTCCTGCTCCGAGCCGCGAATCTTCTCCGCCTTCGCCGTCTCGCCCGCCTGCACCGCCTTCCTGAAGGCCGCGTAGGACTCCTCGATCTTCTTCGCGCTGTCGTAGAACTCGGTCACGTAGCGCGAGGTGTTCGAGGGCAGCTTCTCAACGAAATTGCCAACGAGGAACGCATCCTTCAATTGCGCCGAGGGCTTCTCCGGTAGACCCATCATCGGGCGCAGGCCGTAGTCAAGCACCGTCAGCGCGGACGTGCCGATCCACCCGAAGTAGGCGCGCGTAAGATGGTCGATCTGCACGGGCGAGAGCACATCCGCCTTGCCGGCAAGCTGCGCCGCCGCGCTCGTCGTCCTACCGATCCGCTCCCCGGTCGGGAGCTTCTGCATCGTGTCCGTCTCGATGGGCCGGTCGCGGAAGAAGTCGCGATTCGCGAAGAGTTCGATCATCGGCTTCACGAGTTGCGGCGTCGGGTTCATCGACAGGTTGTTCAGCACGAGGTCTTCCCACACCACCTTCGCGAACTTCTTCCCCGTCATCTCGGCCGAGACGCCAAGCTCCACCGCGCGCTCGGCGAAGGACGCCACCGCCCCCACCTCGAAAGGCTTCGGGATGCGGAAGGCCATGCCCCCCACCTTGAACCACCAGAAGTTGTCCCGGTCCCAATCCTCGCGCTTCTTCCAGTCCTCGTCGTCCTTGTAGGCAAGGAGCAGCGCGACGGAGGCCAGAGCCGTCGCGCCCACCACGTAGGCGAGGCGCTGGTAGTCCTCGGCACCCGCGCGCCCGAGCTTGTACAAGCCCTGCAACCGGGCGTTGAAGAAGGGCACCGTCTGCACGAGGAACCTCGTCGCGCGCCACGTGCCCTGCATCGAGAAGTCGAGCATGTCGCGCGAGGCGTAGGAGGCTTCGAGGTGATCCTTGCCTTCCGCCCGCAACCGCTTGTAGAGCGCGGCGCGATTCACGTTCTCGCCCCGGTCGCCGAACTCCTGATAGCGCTGCCAGAGCACCTTCAGCATGGCGGCTACCTTGTGCTCCTTGTCGAGGATCGTGTTCGCGTCCACCCCGGAGGCGATCAACTTCCTCGCGTAGTCGGCGCGGTTGCCCTCCAGCATCGTGCCAAAGCGGATGATCCCGCCCGAAGCGAGCATCGAGGCGCGCGTCTGAGATGCGTGCGCGGTGTCCTTCCACGCGGTCGCCACGTTCGCGAGCACGTTGTAGCTCATCGGGTTCTGCGCCACGGCCGAGACCGAATCGCGGATGAGGTTGCGAATCTTGAAGGCCGGGTTCGCGGTGACGCCCACGGTGATCCACTTCTTCATCGCGGTGAAGGGCGCGAGCGCCGGCCCGAAGCTGAAGTTCTCCATCGAGGTGATCGCGTCGAGCACGAACGGATCGTCCACCATGAAGTACCGGGTCACGCCCTCGTCCTGCGCTTTGAGCAGGCGCTTGTCCAACATCATCTGCTTGGCGACGTGCTCACTCGGCACTTCGATGGCGACGCCCGCGTTTACCGCCGCTTCGAGCGAGGTGAGTGCCGCGCGGTTCTTCATCGCGGCGGAGAGCAGGTGCGACCAATTCGACAACGTGTTGGCGAGAAGGTCGTTCAGTTCCGCCCGCCCGCCCTTCAGCTTCTTGAACGCGTACTGATTGACGAGGCCGCTTGACACCGTGGGGCCGGAGGTGCCGTCCTCCATGTTGCGGTAGAACGGCACGTAGAACTCCTGCTCCCAGACCTTGCGCGATTCACCGTCGATCAACCCTTGCTGCTCGGCGATGTCCATCACCGACTTCATGTAGTCATTGAAGGCGCGGTGCGCGTCCGCGTACACCTGCGCGCGGTTCGTGCCGTCTGGGAAGGAGCCTTGGTTCAGGTTCTTCAGCCACTCGATCTCCGCCTCATCGAAGAGGTTCTCCCGTCCCTGCGCTTTCAGGAGCGCGGCTCGGTTGCCGGCGATCCACGACATCCAGCGGTCGTGCTCGCCCTTCAATCCCTGCAACACCTTGAGCAGGCCGCCGTCTTCGATGTTCACGTCGAGCGCGCCGTCGCGCAGGAACGGCCGGCCGTAGATGAAGAGCGCCTCCACCCCGCCATCGGTCGCCTTGGACATGCGCGCGAGCATGTAGGCGCGGAAGTCGAGTTCCCTCAGCGGAGCGAACTGATCGAAGAGCCCCTGCTTGAACTTGCGACTGAGGAGCGGCATCACTTCGGCGATCCGTTCCTTCAGGTTTTTGTTCGCGCGGTAGGCGCCGACCTTCCTCGCCGCGCTCTCCTCTACCGGGTTCGTGCCGACCCAATCCGGGCGGTTCTGCCGCGAGTAGAGACGAAGCGGCTGCGGCTCCTCTTTCTTCTCCGCCATCAATAGGGACGGCGCCACGCGTCCGTCGATCAGCTTCTCGGCACCCGCCCGGTCTTTGATGAGCGAGTGCGTGAAGATCGCGCGCGCAATGGTGGTTGTGCCAATTCCCCATCGCCGGGCATTGTCCTCGGCCGCCATCTCCAAGAGAAGCGAGGGCGAGGCTTTCGATCCGTCCGCGTTCTCGAATCGAAGGGCATCGAAGTTGTAGCGCATTCTCGCGGCGTCGGGCACCTTGCTGAACGTGTTGTCCATGTTGGTGAGCGCCATCGTCGCGATGTTCTTCGCGTTCTCCTCCTTCGTCTTCGCGTTGTCGATCCAGCCGTAGAGGCGCTGGTCCGGGTGCGGGTACATGAACTCGGTCGAGCCCATCTTCATCGCGGCCGAGAACATCTGCTCGGTCCTGCGGTAGGTGTTCACCGCCGAAAGCCCTGCCGGATCGGGGACCAACTTGATGCCGTTGTTCTTCGCCCAATTCAGCACCGCCGGGTAGAGGAAGGAGCCAAGCTGGCTGCCCTTCTCGAAATCGCTCGCATCGACGTAGGCTTCTTTGGTTGGCACGCTCTCGTTCACGAACGCCGTGCGCCCGTTCCTGAAGTAGATGGCGTAGGTCGCGTCGATCTCATCGGCATGTACGACCTGCACGTGGTCCACCACCTTGTCCGTGTCCACCGCGCGCATCACCTCCTGCAAGGTCTTCGCAGTCGTGGTGGGCAGCCGGAAGATGAGCGGCGTCTTGGTGAGCGCCTTCCAGCCCTCGACCACGCGCTCGATCTCATCTGCCTTGAATAGCTTGGTGATCGCCTTGGATGCGTGAGGATCGACGACCGCTCCGCTTTCAAGTTCCTCCCTGTAGCTCGCGTTCAGCGCGCTGATCGCATCGGAGCGCGACTTGCTCCACGAGACGGGCTCGCCTTCGACCATCGCCCAGAACCCTCCTTCCGCCGGCTCGATGGTGTAGCGCCCTTGCGCCGTCTCGGAAATCCACGTGCCGGCACGCGGGCGCTGCGCCCATTCGATGCGCCCTGCCGTGCCGCGATTACCTGCGGCAGAACGCAGGAGTTGCGGCGAGGCGGGATCGAAGGCGCCGCTGTTGC